CATATGTTTGTTTCCATAAAAAACCGTTTCAGGTTTTGTTATTGCAAACCCTTTGTCTTTCAATGCTTCGTTGCGGTGGTGGTTTTGTATTGCGTCACGTTTGCGTTTGTAGGCCTGACCCCTTCGACTATTGCATGGCAGGCAGGCGGGCACCATTTCATCATGTGATCCACCGCGGTCTAACTCAACCAAATGGTCTGCGGTTGTTGCTTCATTACCGCACCAATGGCAGGGTGGATTGTCTGCTAGTAGCGCTGCACGTTTGCGTTTGTATTCCGCTGTGTCGTATGGGGTGCTGGGTCTTGTCATGTTTGCTCACGCGCCTTCGGCTTGTGCTAGCGCGCGCTTCGCGCTTGCTGTCGTTTTCAATGGTAGAGCATCTGGACGGGCTTGTGTTTGTTGTGTTTGTTTTGTGTATGTCATTTGTTTGTTTGCGTTAGGGCATAGATGTGATTGCCCCACCCACCAGATTGCCCAACCTGGTACCCACTTACATTCAATGACGATTGTTTACGCCTTGCCAGATCGCTTTGCCTAAACCATTTCGTGTTGCATGTTTCAGGGCGCGACCTACTACCCAGGTTCCCCTGTTTACGCCCCACCCCATGCAAACGGGGAACAGCCATGATGCTTGCCTATTGTTGCTTAGAAATCAGGAAATCTACTAGATCGGTGTACGGTACAAACAAATCCGCTGCTGCCGTATAAACCGTTATGTCGATTTTCCGTTTAGTGTCAAAGGTTCCGTCAACGTCCCATTGGGCCTTTGTTTTGCGCGGTGAAATGCACCAAATGTTGGCTGTGTCTTTGCAAACCATCACATATGCCAACGGTTTCACGGCTTTCATGTCATACCCATAAACGGTGTCAATGAATAGCGGATCATAGATGAGTTGGCCGTTATGGTCACATATCTTTGTGCGCGCTTTGACCTCTAACGGCTGATCTGTCCACGGCAGGCAAATGTCTTTTTCGTGGCGTGTGATCCATTCCTGTGTTTTGTCTTTTGGTGGATCTGGCACCCAGCATTGAACGCCGCTTAGTTTCATGCGATCTGCAACAATGCCAGCCCAATACGCGCCCTCACTAAATGACGCGAAATAGTCAAAGGCTTTGCTCATTGGTGTGGGTTGCTCAACATGTACAGCACATATTCCATATCTGATGGTTTCCACACAGCGGAATACACCCCAGCCTGTTCAAAGGCCATCAGCCAACGTTTCTGCAATGGGCTAGTTTTGCCTTTTTCGCTTTTCAATTCGATAGCCAAAATCTTTGCGCCAGTAGGGTGAATAAGTAGCAGATCAGGAAAACCTGCATCACCCTGAATGTGTGTTGCCCATGCGCCGCGCCTGTTCATTGCTGGCAGGTCATGGTGAATGAGCCAGCCATACCGTTTGGCTACGCCAATGACCAGGTCTTTGAATTCTGTTTCAGTCATTGTTTGGCACAATTCCATCAGCGGGAACAATTCTTTTGTTTTCCGCTAACCATTCCCATGCGGCAGCCAGTTTTTGCCATGTTTCACGGCTGGCCTCTAACTGTTCATAGCGCTTTTCTAGCAGCGCTTTTTCAGCACGCAATGTGTCAATGACACCGCGCAAATAGTCAATCATTTCAGCCACAGTTGCAGCAGGTTGTTCCTCTGGGTATTTGTTTTGCCAACTCATTTCAATGCTTCGATCACGGCGCTGGCCTCATGGCTTTTCAACAATTCCAACACAGCATCATCACGGTTCACGGTGCGCTGTATGAATTCCAACAAATTCAAATCGTCCATGTTTGCGTCCTTAGCCAGTTTTTTGATGTAGCCCGTTTGCTTAGGTGTAGCAAATGCGCCAGAGGGTGTGTGCACTTGCGCGCTAGGTGCGACCTGACCACCCTGGCGTTCTACTTTTTGCATTTCCTCACGGGAAGGCCGTTTGCCTTGTGTGGCAAATCCCATGTTGGCTAAACATCGGCCCAAACTAGACGTTTCACAGTTTTCAACAAATGATGTGGCATTTACGCCGCGGTCTGTGTGTATTTCATGGGCATATCCTGTGGCTGTTGGGTGTGCATCATCACGATGTTTCCAGATCACGCTGCGAACAATGCAGGTGTCCCCGTCATAGTTCATCAATGTGGTTTCAACGCGCCCGTCTGGGTATGTTTCCCAAAATCGGTTCAACCGTGTTTCTACGGTTTCGTAATTCGATAGATCAAATGCCATTCTGTTTTCCTTCTGTCTAATTTTGCCCGATCAGGCAATGTTTATAATTCGCCGCCTAGTTCCTCTATGCAACGCAAACATGTTTCTGCGTAGATTTCGTTACCTGACAAATCAAAATCCGTTTTCATTACTTTCAACGTGCGTATCAGGTAATCATCACGAACAGGTTTGGGTGTGTGTGCGGGCCTGCAAATGTCATCAATGAGTTTCATCATTGCATGTGTTTGTGGCGTTACTTGCAGATCAATTTTGTCTGTGATCATTTTTCGTGTTTCCTCTGTCATGGAATTTTCGGATAATGGGTATTCAATCATTTGGCTGTGCGCCAGGGTGACCACCCTGACCGTGTCCAAATAATCAAACCTGCTTTTAGATTAGTTTGAGCCTGTAACAGGTTTTCACATGATGTGATCAGGCCTGCTTTTTGTAGGTAACTGTTTGGGCCTTTGCACCAAAATGAGTTGATCTGCATGAGGCCATAGGACTGTCCCACGGTGTCTTTTTTATTGTGTGCATTTGGTGTGCATCGACTTTCGCGCTGCATGACATATTCCAGTTTGTCGCGCTGTTCAACAGGCCAACCCAGGTTGACGGCTAGGGCGCTGAATTGTTCGCAAACGGTGGCTGATGGGTTTATGTAGAAAACCGTGGTGGCCGTGGCCGTGGTGGTAGTTGGTTCAATCAGGAAGGGCGCTAGTGCAATGGTGGTGCTAGGTGGCTCTGATTGGCTCATTAGAGGCTGTATGGCAAGCGTAAAACCCACTAGGGCTGAAATAACACCTGCCATGATTTTGGTTGCTGTAAACGTCATTTTTTCTCCAATTGGTATGGAACGCCCCAGGTGTCCCCAACGGCGTTTTTGAATGACAGTTGGGCATGCAGCACCTGTTGGGTGTCTGGGTCACGGAAAATTTGCACTAGAACCATTTGGTTTGTTTCCAAACTGGTGGTGTAAACCTCATAGAAATATGTTTTTGCGTCAGCCATAACTGCTTATCCTTCTGTCAGGGATATGAACACCCTATGGGGTGGGTGTGGCTGGGTCAAGCATTAGCGCTGGTGGGGTCTTATCGCCCACAAAATAGAACCAATGCCACGGTTCAGCGGGCATGACCTCTAATGACCAACCATAGTTTGGCGCGTTTTCACACAACCATTTCCACAGGACGGGGTCAGAGGTTCCAGCAATATCGACTGCCAATCCCAAGTTGTGCCGTGATGATCCAGGCGCGGCCAATGGTGCGTTCCCTGGCTTCAAATAGTATTTGCGGCCTTCCCACGTTCTAGTTGACGTGCCAGCAATTGGTTCCAATGTGTAGCGCTGAATGAAACCAGCCTTTTGTTGGGCTAATGATCGGTAGGTGTCACCCGCGCTGGTTGGTTTGAATTGTTTGATGCCTGACGCAAAGGCGGCCTGTCGCATTGCCGTCCAACTTGCGGCTGCTAAATGATGCAATTTGCCCATTGGTTTTATATCGCGCAATAGGTTTATTGGCAATTCACCTGGTTTGCAATGCGCCAGATCCGCTGGCAATACCAATTTTCTAATCGGTGGTTGCACTAGAACCAGGCTTAGATTTTAGGCCATTCGATGCAACAAGGCCAGACAGGGTGCCAGTCAGAAACACCAGCAACGTGGAAAGCAAATCAATTAGTTGTGCGTCTGTTGGTGCCTGTTCTGTTGGCTGATCGACAAACAAAATTCCATATATGAACGCCATGACCGTGAACGTGAAACACAAGGCCATCAAACGGCCAACAAAAACGATCAATGAGGCATGGTGTTGTTCTGGTGTTTTAGTCACAGGCGGCCTTTGTAAAGCATTGATATTCGATATTAGTTTTTGAAACGGTGCAACCACTACAGCCCCACAAAACTACGGCTATAAGTAGCGCGTATCCAAATAAAAAACGCCATCGCATTACGAAAGCAGGGCTGCTGCTTCATCTGCTGTCAAACCTAGTTTTGCAAGGGTTTCAGCCTTCAATTGTGCGCGGTCAGAAACGGCTTTAGCAATGACTTTTTTTGCTTGAACATCTAATTGGTGTTGCGCTAATTCATCATCGTTCATTGGGCGCGCTTCGTCACCTATTTGAATAATTGGGTTAGTCATGTTTATGCCTCACTTAGTCCGTAAACCCTGTAAAAACCTGTGACTGTGTTTGCACCAGATGTCAAAAATGTGAGACCGTCGTTTGCTTCATTGACTGCATAATGTCCGCCGCCTGTTGAATAAAAACGCGCGCCGCTAATAGTTGTAATTGCTGTATTGCTTGACGCATTTGTAGGGTCATACACCATGATTGTTGCACCGCCACCAGAGGAAGTGCCACGAATGAAATTGTTTAGAAACGTTCCACCGTTAGTGCCATCGGACGAACCTGCGCCAACGTTGGTGACAGAGTATGTTCCGCCAAAATAGTTGGCTGCTGTTCGTGGTGTGCCCGCGCTGTTTACGCGTGTATCTAGGTCATAATCTGTTGAGGCGCTAGTAATGTCTAAAACAACCATATAGTTTTTGTAGGTGCTAGTAAACACGCCAGCGGCCATTGACAATGTAGTTACAGCGCTAAATGATGCGCCCGTGATGTAAACCATGCCAGGTGTTGTACCGACCGAAAGCCACGATGATCCGTTGTAGTACTGGGTTGTGTCGGTTGCTTCAATATAGGCAAACTGCCCTTCGGCAAGCACTTTTTCGCCTGCGCCTGAAAACGCGTTATCGCGCGTCGTGGTCGTGGCAAACACAGGAATGCCCGTATTGATTTGGGTCATTTCGGCTGCGGTCAAAACCTCTAAGGCCTGAAATTCTGGTACTGCGGTTTGTGCGTTTACTCCCATAGTGGTTCCTATCCTAAGACATTTTCAGCGTCTAAACGGCCATATATGGCATCGTTCAAAATGAGTTCATAGACGATTGTGGTTGGTGATGTTGACAGCAAAATGTGGTGCCCAGATGTCACGTCAATGGTGTGTTCTATGCCTTCAATGCTTAGTTCTTGGGCTAGTTCTGTGGTACCTGTACCGCTGGCAAACGTTTTTTCTACGGTGATGGTGTTTCCAATTTCAATGCTGGCCACGGTGTCGCGCTGGGCGGTGGTCAACATCAGGAAATCGGTTTCTACGCTGGTGTATCGGGCCTCTGGTTCGCCGTTTAGTAGGTAGGCCGCGGCGGTGTCAATGCTTCCCTGTTGGTGTAGCAGGCTGTTTGTGATGCTGTTGGTTTGAATGAAATATGTGGCAATTGATGCCAGATCCTCTGCGGTGGCTGTGTTGCCGTTTAGGCCTGTGACCACGGCGCGGTTTATTACTGCGTCTGCTTCGAATGATATGCCTACCCCGTTGTATGGGATTTCTGTGCCGTCATCATGGAAATCAGCCACGCTGGCAGAAAGCGTTGCACCAATACGATTTTGGAATGTCAGTTTGCCTTCCGCGCTCATAAACAGGCGGCCAAATTCTGCGGTGCTATTGATCTGGCTGATGTATTGCAAAACGTTTGTTGCAGCAGGGACCGTGTAGGCGGCAGCGTGTCCTAGTTCAACTGTGCCTGTGGCAATGTCACGGTCTGCCAACGGAAAATCAACCTCTGGCAGATCCAGCACAGTTTCAATTCGTGCACCTGACAATTCGGCTGATGGGTCAAATTCGTCTAAGTAGGTTTGGGCCAGCAAATAGAATTGATCTGAACAAAACACCGTAACGGTGTCAATGCCACCTAGCGCAAAGTTGTAGTCATAGTTGACCACATAGCCTTTGAACAGGTATTGGGCCACGTTGCTAATGTCGTATCGAATGAGGCGTACCTCACGCATTGGGGCTAGTCCAGGTTTTGCTTCCGCGGTGTCAAAATAGGGCGAATTTTGATCAAAGGGATTGAACACCCCGCCCGCCAATGTGTCGTTCAAAGTGAATGACATTGTGCCCGCGCTAAATTGGTCACCAACATCACGCCGTCCGCGCTTCACCGATACGCCAATACAGCCTTCCATGACGCTGGCAAATTCGCCTTCACCGTCCAAAACGTATTGGGTATTGTTCAGCACCCCGCGCGTTGGATCGTCCAGCGTGAACGCGTTGATGGAAAACCCTGTGGCTACTTGTAGGTCATAGTTTCCGCTGTCAATTACTGCAACGCCTGGCATCACGCCACCTGAATGTTTGCTGGGCCAGCGCTGCGGTTGTAGGCGCGTATTGCGTTCACTATTGCCTGCCCAATTTCGGCGCTGGTGGCCAATCCGCCTGTGACGTTGACGGTGATACCGCCACCCATGCCACCCATCTTTGACAAGGGAACCACGGCCTCTGGCCCGTTTTCACCGATCATGGCAAGCGTTGGGCCTGTGACAATTCCACCCTCTGCCAACATAGGAATGTTGGGAACGCTGAAACCTTTACCGCCTAACCCTGGCACCCATGACGGAAAACTGAATGACAATTTTCCAATGGTGTTGTTCCATAGTTTTGCAATGTTGTTGAATATTGATTTATAAACGCCCAGCACAAATTCAAAATATCCTGTGATGGCATCAAAACTAAATTTCACGCCAGTTGTGATTGCTTTGAAAACAGTATCTACAACATTTCTAACGCTTTCAAATTTGAAATACAGCGCCGTCATTATTGCAATCAGGGCAACAACAGCAATGATCACAAGGGTGATTGGGTTAGCCATCAGCGCGGCGTTCAAAAGGAAATTGGCGGCGGCGGCTAGTTGTGTGTAAAGCGTATAAACTTTGATTGCTGCGTTGGCAACCAAAATTGCTGCTGCGATGCCACCAATAGCCCCAGCAATAACCAAAAACGTGGTGGTGTTTTCTTGTGCCCATGCACCCATTGCGGTCAGCAACGGCAACACCTTTTCAACAACAGGGATCAATGCAGCGCCAATGTTTTCTTTTGTTTCGGCAATGGCTATTCCAAACCGTTTCATCTGGCCTTCGGCGGTTCCTGCCGCTTCGGCTGTTGCACCCCCAAACGTTCCACCCAGCACGTCCATCACGGTGTTCAGGTCTGCACCCTCTTTGATCAGCGTGGCCATTTCTGGTGAAAGCGCTTTCAGGCCTTTCATGTTTCCGCCATAGGCTTTTGCTAACGCGTCCGAAACCGTTGCCAAATCTTTGCCTGTGGCTGTCGAAATATCCATTGCCAGGCTCAAACCCTCTTGGGCTTTGCCAATGTCTTTTGTACCGCGTACCAGGTTGGCTAGGGCAGGCCTCAAATCATCGTCAGCAATACCGCTAGCCAATGACATTTTGCTAATCATGTTTTCTGTTGCTGCAACCTGTGCATCAGTAGCGCTGGCAGAAATGTTTAGTGTGCGCGCTAATTCAACTTGCGCGGCTTCATCTTCCATTGCTGCTTTTGTTGCTGAACCTAATGCAACAGCCAATCCGCCAATGGCGGCGGCGGCAGGCAGGGCGGCCTTTTTGATGGCAAACCCTGCTTTAGCGCCAGCGCCTTCAAGGCTTTGAAATTCCTTTAGGGCTTTGTCCAAACCTTTGCTGTCAAATTCGCTAATGATCGGAATTTTGATTGCCATTACATCACCAGGTTTCTATTGACAGCGTCCATTACGCGTTCCACCAATTCAACCATGTTTTGTTCCACAGCGCCCGCATTGCGGTCATATGCAGGCCACATGACGCGTGAAGGCAAACCAAACTGCAACGTTAGGGCTGAAATGAAATTGGCACCCTGGGCATTGGATCCACCCTTTTTGCCTGCCATGTCAATGATGGCCGCCGCTGGGTCTTTTTGAATAATGCTGATAGTGCTGGAATTGCGTTTGCTCACATCAACTTTGACACCAACACCGCGCTGGGCTTTCTGCTGGCTGTACGGGAATTTTTGGTTTCCGCGTTGTGTCCATGCACGTTCCATACCAGACAGCAGGCGCGGTGGGTAACTGGCCTTTGCATCATCAATGGCAGGTTTGGCTAGTTCCTTTGCCTCTTTGTTGATCCTCTTGCGTAAATCGGGGTCAACATTACGCAATTCTTTCAACGCCTCTTTCAACCCGTAAACCTCAATTTGTGCCGTGGCGCTCATCGTTTTCCCTTGTTTTGCTTATTCAACACAGTAATGACTGTTTGCAAATC